CGGGAGCTGGAGAAGATGCTGGGCGGGGAGAAGATCCCTGTCCCCAAGAGCGCCGACGACAAGGCCGCCTGGGATCTGGTCTACAAGGGGCTTGGCCGTCCCGATGCTCCCGACGCCTACGGGCTGGACAAGATCGAGGGCGCCGATCCCGAGTTCGCTCGCGTGGCCTCGAGCGCCTTCCACGAGGCGGGCCTCTCCTCTGCTCAGGCTGCCAAGCTGGCCGGGTGGTGGGGAGAGCAGCAGAAGGCCATGGCTGAGGCTCAGGCCGCGGCTCGCTTCCAGCAGGCCGAGGTGGACCTGGGCGATCTGCGCAAGGAGTGGGGCCCCTCGTTCGACGCCCGTGTCGAGGCTGGCCGGCGCGCTGCGCTGGCCTTCGGTGTGGATGCCGACACCCTGACCAAGATCGAGGGTGCTGTCGGGACGAAGGGCTTGCTCACCCTGATGGGGAGCATCGGTATGAAGCTGACCGAGGCGCCGACCCGTGGGATGCAGGAGACCCGGCCGGAGTTCATGACCCCGGACTTGGCGAACCAGCGGATCGCAACGCTCAAGGCGGATGCCGATTGGCGCGAGGGCTGGATGCGCGGCGACTCCTCCAAGCGTGAGGAGCTGGCCCGCCTGCAGAAGATCGCGGCGGGCGCCTGATGGCTGCCTCTCCCGCCGAACGGCTGGCAATCGTATCTTTGGTACACCGGCACGACCGGAGCGTCGAGGACGTTCTGGCTCGAGCCCAGGCGATTGAAGCCTGGGTCATGGAGGGAACCCCAGCCAAGGGGCCTCTGGACGCCCCTGCGAGCGGATCGCGGAATCGGCCCCGGACCACCGGGCAAGCCTCCCAAGCCTGAAACACCGAAACCGAAATCTGAAACTCAAGGAGGGGCACCATGCCCGACAGCACGATTCAGCTCTACACCAAACAATATTCTGACTCGCTGGAGATGGCTCTCCAGCAGCGGGATTCCCGATTCATGGACAAGTTCATGCAGGGATCCCACCGCGGCGAATCGGCGGCGGTCCTCGATCGCGTCGATCCCGTGGACACCCGCGAGGTCTCGGGGCGCTTCGAACCCATCGGTCGCGTGGAGCACAACTACGCGCGGCGCTGGATCGTCCCGCGATCGTTCGACCTGCCGCTCTACGTGGACACGTTCGACGATCTCAAGCAGACCAGCAACCCGCAATCGACCCTCGTCGAGAGCTCCCGCGCGGCCTTCCAGCGTCGCCACGACGACCTCTGCATCGACGCCTTCTTTGGCGACGCGCGGATCGGCACTCAGGGAACCGAGGTGGAGTCGTGGGCCTCGTTCACCGGCCAGGTGGTCGGCGTGACCGTCGGCGGCAACGGCGCCAACATGGGCTTGAACGTCGAGAAGCTGAAGGCCGCTCGAAAGATCCTCAAGAAGAACGAGGTGGACTTCGACCAGGAGACGGTCTACATCGGCTACAACGCCGAGGCCGACGAAGATCTCCTGGCCGAGGCTCAGGTGGTCTCGCTGGAATACAACGAGCGCCCCATCCTCAAGGACGGGAAGATCGTTTCGTTCCTCGGTTTCACTTTCGTTCCGACCGAGCGTCTGCCGGTGGACGGTAGCGGCTTTCGTCGCCTGCCTGTCTGGACCAAGAGCGGCATGCACTTTGGTCGCTGGGGCTCGCCCCGCGTGGACATCTCGGAGGACAAGACCCTCAAGGGCTACCCCTGGCGGGTCTACAGCTTTGAGACATGCAACGCCACCCGCCGCGACCCGAAGCGAGTCGTGGAAATCAAGATCGCCGAGTAAGGGAAGGAACCGAACATGCCCATCGAAAATCGCAAGACCGCGGCTCTGACCGCGGAAGATCTGGCCGGCGAGCGCATCGCCTCGGCCGGAAAGGTGCTCCTGGGCGACACCGCCACCATCGAGGTGGCTGCCGCCGACGACGACGGGTCGGTCTACCGGCTGATCCGCGTCCCGTCGAATGCCGTCATCACGAACCTGGACATCGCTGCCGATGCCCTGGGCACCGGTGCCAGCTACGACGTGGGCGTCTACGAGGTCGCGGCCAATGGCGGCGTCGAGGTGGACAAGGACGAGTTCGCGTCGGGCGTCTCGCTGGTCTCGGCGATCGCCTGGACCCAGATCCTCGAGGAAGCGGTCGCGACCGACATCGCCAAGATCGGGCAGCCCCTGTGGCAGCGCCTCGGTCTGACGACCGATCCGGGCAAGGCTTACGACATCTGCGCCACCGGCAACACGGCGGGCACCACGGCCGGGACGATCTCGCTCCGCCTGCGGTACTACGTCGATTGATCCCCGGGCCGGGTGGGGTGACCTGCCCGGCCTTTCTCCTCTCCTGAAAGGGCGTCCAGCATGAGCATTTTCATCGGCATCAACCCCGGCAAAGGCAAGGACGACATCGCCACCTCGGCGAGCGCCACCACCGGAAAGGCCCTCGAGCTGACCTTCGACGAGACCAAGTTCGCCAACCGAAACCAGCTCCTGGCCGAGCTGGAGCACATCCGCGGCCGCATCGCCGTGGGCAAGTGGCCGAACCCCAGCCTGACCTGATCCCATGCCCTCCCAGATCGACGTGATCAATCGGGCGCTGATCAAGCTCGGGGAGGATCGCCTGATCTCCCTCGAGGACGACACCAAGGCTGCCCGGGCGGTCGGGATGGTCTGGGACACGCTGCTCGACTCCGAGCTGGCCCGCAACCGCTGGGCCTTTTCGGTGCGTCGGGCGATCCTTCCTGCGCTCCTCGAGCCTCCCGCGTGGGGCTACTCCCTGGCCTACCAGCTCCCGGACGACTGCCTGCAACTGATCTGGGTGGACGGCGCTTCGCGTTCCGAGGGGATCCAGGACTTCATCACGGATTCCACGGCGCCGTTTTTGGTCGAGGGGCGAACGATCCTGACCGACATCGAGGCCCCCTTGCAGGTGCGGTATGTGGCTCGCGTCACGGACCCCAACCTCTGGGAGGCGCCCTTCATCGAGGCGTTCTCGTCGCGGCTGGCCTACGAGCTGGCCGAAGACCTCACGCAGTCCAGCTCCAAGCGGGAGATGGCGTGGGCCGAGTACAAGACCTCTGTGGGTGAGGCTCGCCGGCAATCGGCGATCCAGAACCCGCCTCAGTCGATCCCTGACGATTCCTGGCTCCAGGCGAGGTACTGAGCGTGTCTCGGACCTCGCACTACCTCAACGCCTTCAACGCGGGGGAGCTGTCCCCCATGCTCGACGGTCGCTCGGACATCGCCCAGTACGGGCGCGGGGCCCGGGCGCTGGAGAACATGATCCCGACCACGGGGGGCGCCCTGTACCGGCGACCCGGGACGCGGTTCGTGGCGGAGGCTACGGGCACGGAGGCGCCGGTCCTGGTGCCGTTCGTGTTCTCGCGTGAGCAGTCCTACATCCTGGCCTTCGGGTCGGACGGGATCTACGTCTACTCCGACCGTGGCGTGGTGGAGTCTCCCCCGGGGACGCCCTACAAGTTCGGCACCTCGGGGACGTTTCCTTACCTGCGGCGGGCCGACGGCACCTCGCGCATCTCCTACGCCCAAAGCGGGGACGTGCTCTACATCGCGGACGCGGGCGGGGCTGTCCCGCTGCAGAAGATCAAGCGTCTGGCGCATGACTCGTGGACGGTCGAGGTGGTGTCGTTTGCGATGCCTCCGTTCCAGGATTTGCCCGCGACCGGGGTCAAGCCGAAGATCGACTGCATCGGCACCTACGACCAGGCCTTCCGCTGGCTGCGGATCCCTGACACGGTGCTGCCTCTCGGGTCGCTGGACATCATCGGCTGGCGCATCCAGCTCTATGCCGAGGACATCAAGTTCAACACCGGCACGGGCGGCACCTCGGAGCGTGTGCGGGAATGGACTGTCACGCAGCAGCTCGACCCGGCCGTGGGCAAGCTGAACGACCTTGATCACCTGACCACGGACTCCCGGTACTACCAGATCGCCAAGGTCGGGCGGGATGGCGACATCGACGGCGTGGGGACGTGGACCAATCCGTTCACGCTGCCTGAGCGGCCGTTCCATCTCAAGGGGCCCCGGGTCTACCGGAGCACCGACATCAAGCACCCTGTGCGCCTGACCTATGCCGGTAACGGGTACTTCTCGGGCACGATCGTGAGCATGCGCACCACCGGTGCGGGCTGGACCGACTACCTGGTGGCCTGGGACGAGGACGCGATCCCTCCCGAGTTTGGCACCACCGTTTGGGCCTGGCAGGCGTTGACGCCTCCTCTGGCCCTGGGTCTGGATCCTGCGGTGGGTGGATCGGTCAACCCGACCGCGGTTGCCTTCTTCCGCGAGCGCTTGGTCCTGGCGGCCGGGCGCAAGGTCTGGGCCTCCGTGGTGGGCGACTACGAGAACTTCGCCCTCCTCGACCCGAACGGTGAGGTGGTGGCGGACATGGGGATCTCCATCGAGGTGTCGATGGGTGACGGCTCCCCGATCTCGTGGCTGGCCTCCGCCGACCGTCTGGTGGTCGGGACGCTGGGCGGCACCTACCTCCTGGGTGAGCAGACGGATTCCGAGGTCTTCGGGCCGCTGAACATCAAGCTCTCGCCGGTGGGCGGGTCGCTGGCGAACGGCGCCGACCAAGTGCAGCCTGTGGTGGCGGGCGAGCAGATCGCCTTCATTTCGCGCACCGGGCGGCGCCTGTTCGGGATGGTGGGCAAGGACACCGGATCGGGCGACCTGTCGGCCATGGCGGAGCACTTGGGCGCGTCCCGGTTCGTGGATCTGGCCTGGCAGCAGGAGCCGTCCTCCGTGCTGTGGGTGGTGCGACAGGATGGCCTCCTGTGCGGCGTGACGCTGGACATGGCATCCGAGGTGGTGGCGTGGCACCGGCACCCCCTGGGCGGCACCCATGCGGTGCGCTCGGTGGCGTGCATCCCGTCGCCTGACGGAACATGGACGGACCTGTGGCTCTCCGTGGAGCGGACGATCGAGCCCACCTCGGGGCCGTCACGGTCCTTCCTCTCCATCGAGGTGCTGGCCGACGAGCGGCAGGTGGGAACGCCTGTCGAGGACGGCGTGTTTGTGGACTGCTCCCTGTCCTACGATGGGGCCCCGGCCTCGACCTTCTCGGGCCTCGACCACCTCGAGGACGCCCTGGTGGACGTGCTGGCCGATGGGGCGGTGACTCCTCAGCGGACGGTGATTGCGGGCGCGGTGGGCACTGACGCCCCAGCCTCGAAGGTCCACGTGGGGCTGGGTTACCGGTCCCTGCTGCAGACGATGCGTGTCGAGGCGGGCAGCGAGGGCGGGACGGCTCAGTCCCAGATCAAGCGCATCCACCGGGTGACCTGCCGGTTCCTTGACGTGGTGGGGGCTCTGGTGGGCCCGAGCCTCGACAAGCTGGATCGGATCGCGTTTCGCCGGCCGTCCATGCTGATGAACCAGGCGATCCCGGCTCAGACGCTGGACGCGGGGATCCCTTTCCCCTCCGGGTACGACCAGGACGGCTACATTTGCGTCATGCAGGACCAGCCTCTCCCCATGACTCTGCTGTCGATCGTGGCGGAGCTCCAAACGAATCCACGGTGATCACGATCCGGACCTACCAGCCGGAGGACTTCGGCGCGCTGTGGCCTCGGATCCAGCAGGCCCAGGCCACGTTCGCGCCTGCCCTGTCGCCGGGCTACGCTGACCTCCTGGCCGAGCACGGCGGCTCCTCGTGGACCGCCGAGTGGAACGACCACGTGGTGGCGCTGGGTGGCCTGCAGGAGATCTGGGAGGGTCGGGCCATGGCTTGGGCCTTCTTGGCTTGCGATGCGCCGATGCTGCGCCTGACCCGGGCTGTGTCCACCCTGCTGCGGGCCTCGCCCTTCCGGCGCGTGGAGTGCTGGGTCGATCCGACCTTCGCGGCGGGCCACCGGTGGGCCGAGCTTCTGGGCTTCGAGCTCGAGGGGCTGGCCCGAGCGTACCTTCCTGATGGTGGCGACGCGGCGATTTACTCTCTGATCTGGAGGTGATGGGATGGATCCTCTTCTTGCGGCTCTCCCCCAGGCGATGGAGTCTTTCCAATCGATCGCGGGTGGCCTCGCCAACTACGCCAAGGCCAGCGCCGACGCCAAGGTCATGCGGTACCAGGCGAAGCTGGCCGACCGAAACGCGGTCATGGCCGGGCAGCAGTCCGCGGCCCAACAAGGG